TCTACTTCTTGAGCTTTAAAACCTATATCTAACCAATCTTCTTTATGTGTTCCATCTGGAGTCTGTGCATTTAGGTCATAACCATCAGCAGTCTTATCGCCATACTTAGAACGCTTGTCCCACTTGTAAGTTACAGGTGCTAGAGCTTTTACAAAATCTAAACCTAAGTCTAAAGCTGTAAAGTCTGTTTTATCTCTTTGGTCAGAAGCTACTGTCCAGTCTACTTGAATATTTGCAGCAGTAATATTTTCATCACCTAAGAAAATTTCATTACTTCCAGTAGTTTGAGAACCACCTGGACTTCCTGTACGACCTGCATCAGTACCTACTAAAATATTATTACTACCGCTTGTTACTTCATAACCTGCTGCTGCACCTATGGCTGTATTAGTAGCACCTGTAGTTTGAGCTAAAGCATTTTCTCCAAGAGCACTATTTTGATTACCACAATTTGCACTTAAAGAATTATATCCTACACCAGTATTAAAACCGCCATCATCGGTACTGTCTCCTGCAAGACTACCTATAAATGTGTTTTGAATACCTGTGGTTATATCATTACCTGCACTATATCCCACGGCAGTATTATAAGAGTTATTGTTTCCTGTAAATGCTTGGTTTTCTAAAGCACTGTGTCCAATGGCTACACTATATCTTCCAGTAGTATCGGTTGATAGTGCTTTCATACCTAAAGCAGTGTTTGAGAATCCTGTAGTTAATGCATCACCTGCTAAAGCACCAACCGCAACATTTTCTGCACCAGTAGTGTTTGACATTAAAGCTTGAAAACCAAAACCACTATTATTAGAGGCAGTTGTATTAGTACCTAAAGCATTATATCCAAATGCTGCATTTTGGTCTCCTGTGGTATTAGAATTTAAAGTTCCATACCCAAATGCGTTATTATAACTAGCTGTTGTATTTGATTCTAAAGCAGCTTTACCTACTGCTGTATTGTTAGCACCTGTAGTGTTTGCTGTTAGAGCTTCATGTCCTATTGCTGTGTTATTACTTGCAGTTGTATTAGCTCCTAAAGCACCATTACCCATAGCCACATTGTCAGAACCTGTAGTGTTAGCATCTAATGTTGTAACACCAACAGCTACGTTTGAAGAACCTGTAGTGTTTAATAATAAAGCATTTTTGCCAACTGCTGTGTTAGCACTTGCTGTGGTGTTGTTTGTTAAAGCAAAATATCCTAATGCTGTATTGCTTGAACCTGTTGTATTATCTAATATTGCTAAAGTACCTACTCCAGTATTGTAATTACCTGTAGTATTATCTGCCAAAGCTGCTTTACCCATAGCTACATTATCTGCACCAGTTGTATTAGCCTCTAAAGCTTCAGCTCCTACTGCAACATTATTATTAGCTGTTGTATTTGCTGCAAGTGCATTTTGTCCTATAGCAACAAGAGTAGCACCTGTAGTATTTGTTGTTAAAGCAGCATAACCAACAGCTGTGTTATTGTTTGCTGTAGTATTAGCGTCTAAAGCTAAACCACCTACAGCAGTATTTTGAGTACCTGTAGTGTTATTGTCCATTGCAGCATAACCCATTGCAGTATTTTGCCCACCTGTAGTATTTGTATCTAATGTAGAAGCTCCTATCGCTACGTTTTGAGTACCTGTAGTGTTTGTTATTAAAGATTGATAACCTATAGCAGTATTATTTGAAGCAGTAGTATTTGCTCCAAGAGCATCAGAACCCATAGCTACGTTTGCACCACCAGTTGTATTTGCGTCTAAGGCTTGTCTACCTATACCAACATTATCGTTTCCTGTAGTGTTGGCAGCCATTGCACTTTGTCCTAAAGCATTATTATTAGCACCTGTAGTGTTTGCTGTTAGAGCATTTCCACCTACTGCTGTATTGTTAGACGCTGTAGTATTAGCATCTAAAGCACTATAGCCTATAGCGGTGTTTAAAGTTCCTGTAGTGTTAGCTGCTGCTGCTCCTTGTCCAACTGCTGTGTTGTTTGAAGCTGTAGTGTTTGCTTCTAAGGCACTTCTACCAACTGACGTATTATTAGCACCTGTAGTGTTTAATTGTAAAGCGTTAACACCAAGAGCAACATTATTACTTGCTGTAGTGTTTGCAGCTAAAGCATTTGTACCAACTGCTGTATTTTCACTACCTGTGGTACTTGTTGTTAAAGCAGAGCTACCAACTGCGGTATTATTATCTGCTGTAGTATTTGCATCACCAGCTAAACCACCGATAAAGGTGTTGTTTGTACCTGTGGTTACTGCAGCTCCTGCGTTAGAACCGACTGCTACGTTATAATTTGAAGCATCATTATTTTGTGCAGATAGTGCGTTAGCTCCAATCGCAGTGGAGTGTCTTCCAGTATCTTCTGCATCTAAAGCCGCATACCCGATAGCTACGTTATTATCACCAGTAGTAATCGCAGTACCTGCTTCATCACCTACGACAGTATTATAATTACCACCGCTTGTAATGGAGTTACCTGCGTTGACACCTGCTATAAAGTTAGAAGTTCCTGAAGTATTAGTAGACATACCATCACTTACGATGATTCCTGTTACGTCTATGCCTGTTGAGGTTGTGTTTAATTTTTCAGAACCATAGTGATATAATCTTACCTCACCATTTGAACCATCTACTTGAATATAATTAACTAAACCACCTGAACCATCATCTGACTGTAAAAAAATATCTTTATCATCACTTGAATTACGTAAATAAAGATTTCCAGTAGAAATATCTATATAACTACTACTATCAGCTACATGGTAAATCTGTAAATCTGAACCAGCTCCAAAGATGGCTATACCATCATCACCAAGTTTTATATCGTGATTAAAGGTCGCAGTACCAGCTGCTGACATATCAAGGGTAAGGGCAGAAATATTTGAGCCACCATCATTACCTCTAAATACTATATCTCCATCTGATATTGGATTAAATATTCTAAAATCATTAGAACTTTTAATTAATTGACCATAAGAAGTGCCGCCATCTTTTAAATTTATAACTCCTCCATCAGCGTCAAGAAAAATATTATTAGCAACGTCTAATGTTAAGTCACCTGAACTTAGGGTAATCGCAGTTCCATCTATTGTAATGTTATCTACTACTACACCTGCGTTAGCTGTTACTACACCAGTAACTCCTAAAGTAGAAGCCATATCCACAGCACCATCTATATCTACTACATCTAGGTTAGTCGTGCCGTCTACGTCTATATCGCCTGAGATGTCTAGTGAAGCTACTACAGTTGTACCTGTAAGCGTAGGAGCAGTAAGTGTTTTATTTGTTAATGTTTCTGTTCCAGTTATTAACGAAAGTGTACCAGTAGCATTAGGTAAACTAATTGTTCTATCAGCTGTTGGGTCTATTACACTAAGTGTAGTTTCGTGTGCGTCTGCTGTAGCTCCTTCAAATATAATAGCATTTGAAGCTTCCATAGTAACTGTATCTACTTGAGTAGTTGTACCTGCTACAGTAAGTTTAGGAACTAATAGTTCTCCTGTACTAGGATTATATCTTAAAGCACCTGTATCATCTAATAAACCATTTGATTCATTGTGAAAAACTACAGGAAAATTTGTATTTGCTGTACTGTCTGTAACTGTAGTTGTTGTAGCTAAAGTAGCTGTTGCAGCGTTACCAGTTGTATCTTGATTACCTGCAGCATTTACACCGGGTAAATTAATATTAGCACTACCATCAAAACTTACACCACCAATAGTTCTTGCAGTTGTTAAAGTAGCTGCTGAACCTGTAGTATTTTGATTAAGTGTACCAACTGTAAAGTCTAA